CTAATTCGGGTTTACCACAATCACTGTCTCATCATCATCATTGATAATGATATAGCTAAAGTCCACATATCCTGGAGATCCCACATAACGAGAAACCAGGCTAAACTTGACTTTATCGGGATACTCATGCAGGTCATCAGGACATTTGGGCAATGATCCTGGAACAACTGGATACTGAACGCTTGACGCTCCGGCTGCGGTAGTAAACTCCAGATACAAATTCCCTGCCCCGGCCAGGATGGTCAGGAGAGGAGCAAACTCACCCGGAAGTAAAGAAGCCGAAAGCTCAAAGGTATCCTCACGATACGCGTCTCTTCTATGCAGCCGGGATGGATCAAAAGCGTTGCGCTTCTCAAGCCGATATTTCAAGCCCGGATCATACTCTATTTGCCCATTGCCACAGAGATAATACGTCACAGTACTACCATTCTGACGGATCAGCCGCCATCCGTTTATAGCTGCCATGCTTTCACCTTATATTCATCATTGATATAGTCTCTCTCGATCTCGGTAATGGCATAAACCACGTCCCGGATCTGGATTTTGCCCTGCAAGGCAAGATCATATTTATCAAGCCGATCTATTACCACATCTATGCTCCATTTGTTGCCATAAAACGCTATCAAGTGCTGCCGGATTAACGTCCTCAGGCGCTCCGTATCACCGGATAGCACATCCAGATTGCTCATATCCGGCACTTCCTGATTGCCTCGTTTTATCGACATCGAGACCACATCGTCATCATCTATCTCTACCACTGTGGATGAATATGATCCCTTATTCGCCAAGATAATCCGGCCAATGGCATCAGTATATAGCGTAGCGTTGTAAAATAGCAGCATAGCCTGTATAGCCTTCAAGTTCTCCGTAGCCTCATCCTGATTTGTCTCATAGCCCTTCCCAAGCTGAAGTCGGGAAGGATACAGGTTCCCGTAGCACGTGGCTTCCGCCCAGTTGTTTACCAGGTGGCTGCGGCCGTAGGCTCTGCTGTCAATAGTTCCGCCCACACTCAAGGAGTTTAGATTGGCCGCAGATATCCCGTTTTGGGAAAAGAAGGCCAGAAGCTCATTGTAAGGGGATACTAAGCCGTCAGAATCGTATATCCACCCGGTCTTTTGCTCATACTCATCAACAACTGGACATATCGAATTGTAGAAGTCATAAATGCGTCCTCTCAGCCGCATCTGATAGGCCTCTCCGCCGCCATCACTGGCCGTCACCACTACCTTGTGAGCGAATACAAAGGTAATCCGGTTGCTTGGCGCGTAGATGATATATCCAAACAAAGGGGTTGCCCAGCTTGACGCGTGGTAGCTATATGTCCAGCCACCGGCATTGACTGGCAGCAATCTCATATCATCATATTCCACTCTGGCTATAACCACCGGTGCAGACATAGGAATATCAAGCGTGGGCAAGGCAAACTGAGTGCTAAAGGGGATGTTCACAGGGATCGCCTGCCGGATATCCTGGATAAAATAGGACATTACCCAGGAAGGAAGGTAGCCGGAAGTCAGATTGTAGCTATGAGTAAGGTCGGAAAAAACAGACAAAAGCTTGATCTTATCGTAACAGGTGAACTTCAGGATCCCGCTGGCCACGTCATAACTGATATGTGAGGTCACGATAATCCCGGCAAAAAAGAGCGCATTATCACGATAGATCTTAACTTCATAGTGACTGATGTACCGATCATGCTCATAATCTCCGGATAAGATGTAATCCTGGATCCAAGTTGTGGGAAAGCACTCAAAAGTCACTCTGCGCGGTTCACGCGTATAGTTGGATACAGACATCAGCTTCTCAGAGGACACGCTGAGGCTGATGATCTTACGGTTGGCCGCGGTATCCACCAGGCTGTGCTTTACCTGGTTATAATCAGCCGCATCGGTCTTTCCCTGGATAAACTCCACCTTGAAGAGGTTCATTAGACTTCACTCCTCATAATCTTGCCGGAATCGGCTATTTCAGACACCCTCACCGGATCATTTGAGAGTGGATCAATATGTATATCGAACTTCACATTCTTATCCACTAAAACGCCCATCTTCTCATTGATGGCTTCCATGATGCCAAGCAAGCCATTGCCTCCCACAGATCCACCACCCGCATAAGACAAGACCGGGCCGTCCGGCATCGGAATACTGGGCGCGGTAAATCCGCTAAAAGCCTTTTTCACCTGATCCAGAGGGGCAAAGTTTAGGAAATCAAACAGCCCTTTACCAAGCGCGCGAACGCGATCTTTAGCTGTAACATACTCATCACCTTCGGCCTCGATAAGGATCCCGCCATTACTGTGCGAATTGCCCACCAAGAGGCCACCGGTAGCGGCTTTGGGAGGGGAAGTATTCATGATAGCTGCCACATTGGCAAGTCCAGCACCAACCGCGGCTGCGGCCGCGGCAATAGCCAAGCCTGGCCCCACCACCGGAATCCCGGCCATAGCTTTATAAGCTGCGTTTGCGGAAGCATAGGTATCCACCATAGCCTGCGCCATAGACATCTGCTTCCAGATCATAAAGCCTTTTTTGCCAAAGACCTCTGATGCCTTAGCCAAATCACTGAACGTTCGGGACAGTCCCTGTAGTGACCTGTCTGCATATTGGTCTTTGATTCTCTGTTTCGCTTGCTCAGACTGCTCTGTTATCTGCGCTTCGGTATATCCGGCTGCAAGCAGTTTATCTATTCGCTGAGCATAGTAGTTATCTATAGCATTAAGCTGAGCCTGCATAGTATTCCCAGCTATGTCCAGTCCCCGCTGTTCAAACTCAAAGCGGACATTCTCAAGCTCCTGCAAGCGCCTGGCTTCATCTTCCAAAGCTTTCTTTTTGGCTTCATCCTCAAGCTCCAAAGCCTTTATCCTGGCCTCAGCCGCGTCCTGCTCCACCCGGATAGATTCTTTAGCATAGTGATCCCGGATCGATTGCAATAGCTCCTCAGAAGCGGCCAATGCCTCAGCTTTAGCCAATTCCGCATCGCGCTGAACCACAAGCTCTGCTTGCCGGCGGGCTGTAGCGTCATCAATCGCAAGCACATCATAGCGCTGCTGTAGTAATCGCAAAGCCTCCAGCCTTCGCTCTTCAGCCTTAGCTTCAGCATCCGTTCCAGCCCCAGCTCCGGAGCCAGATCCACTACCTCCGGAAGTTATCGGGACTTTGATGGAGGCTGCGGCATCCATGGCTTTCTTCTGAAAAGCCCCTATCCTACGTTCAAGCTCCTCAATAGCCTCATTTGTGGTTAAGAGCTTGAAAGCAACACCTGAAGCATAGCCTTCCGCGTCTTGGAACATGCCTTTTACGTATCCGGCTCCTTCCGGGTCATTAGCCCTTAGCTCAGTGATCAGTCCGTAAAGCTTGGCCATCTGATCACTGTATTGATTCAGGGCTTTCTCTTGCACCTGAGCCTGCATCTTGGCATACAATGCTTCACGGGTCTGATTGATTGCTTTACGAACCTCATCATGATAACCCCTTTCCATGTCCAGATTGCGCAAATACTCAGGATACTGCCTCTTTATATCTGCTATGGTGCGGGAGAGTAAAGCCTGCTCTTCAGATGTTCTATTCGTCTTTTTGGCCAGGTTTTCATAGGTGGCTACCAGGTTCTCAAATTGAGATATAGATAAAGCCGCTTCTTGGCGAATAGAGAGCAATCCATCGCTCAATTCCTCTGCATGAGGCACTGAGGCCGCAATAGCAAAGCCTACTGTGGTAACAGCCCCAGCCACCAAAGAGAGGATCCCAGTAACAGGATTTATCGCTATCTTCAGCGCGTTCACAGCTGCCACCAGCGCGGTGACGGCAGTAGCCAGAGAGACCACCACCGGGATAGCCAGGCCCACGCCTGTCACAAAGCCTTTCATCACCGGGGAGAGGTCGTTGTAGATATCCATAAGCCACTTGAGGCCTTTCAGCAGAGGATTGACCAGGGTCTCCAGCATGCCGCCGATAGTTTCCCGGATATCACCCCAAGCGTTTGCGTTTTGCGTCCTGAGATCGGCCAGAGCTTCCGCGGTGCCGCCATAGTCTTCACCAAGCTTTTCTACCAGGTAGGCCACGCCTTCCGTTTTCAGGCGCACATCATCAAGTTCAATGCCATAGCGCCCCAGCATATCGGTGTGTCCGTTCAAGGCCCGGCCCATCAGGTCAAAAGCGCTTTCAATGGTCATTCCGGTGGCTTTATTTGCTTCGGCAAAATCCAGCAGAACGGGAACTAATTGCTTAATCTCATCCTTGGTGAGTTTAAAAGTCTGTTGTAGCTTAGCCATCAGTGGAATCAGCCGCTCATCCCCGAAATTGGTCACACCCTGCATTTCCGAGGCAAATCCGGCCATCTCGGCAGCAGCCTCACCAAATACGTGCGTGGCCAATTGCATGGCTTGCTTTTGTCTGAGGTTAGCATCCAAGAGGCCGTTGATCTGAGTGGTTACGGCGCGAAGCACCTGCCCCACGCCGTCTATTGCTATTTTGACATCACGGATAGTGGCCAAAGCCTGGTCTGCTGTGATCTTGACCACCTTGGGCTCTTCTACCTTCTGTTGTACTTCATCCAGGTCGTGCTTTACCGCCCGGATCTTCCCGTTGGCATCGGTCTTAAAGGTGTAGAAGCTACCCTTTTCACCCTTAGCCTTCAGCTCATCCAGGGTTTCGGTCACACGCTCCAGTTTGCCGTGGGTGCTATCGGTATCCACCACCAGCTTAAAGACTATCTCACGCATCCGTCCTCCTGCCGTTGTCTATGTGAACGCACAGGCGCTCATAGAGCTCCGGCATGCTTAATGCGTCAAAATCCAGCGCGGTGTAGCCCAGGGAGCGCATAGTTACCTCGAACCGGGTGAGTTCGTTGTCTTTGCGTTTGCTACCGCTTTTAATCCGATACTTTCGAGCCAATGCGCGAATCTCGGCTTGTTGGCTCTGATGTATGCGAAAAAAGAGGCTATATACTCCAATGCCTCAATGGCGTCGAGGGTGTCAGGATCCTGCCCGCTCAAAATGCGGATAATATCCTTCTCCACCTCGGATTGATAGATCAGATCCAGCAGGTCGGATTCGCTGATGACTTTGGTGCTGCCATTCAGCAGATCACCCAATCTGGTGCGAATCTCGCCATTGGTGAGGGTGAGCGCCATGATTTGGCGCAGCTGGCCGTAACTAAGCTTGATATCAACCATTATTCGCCACCTTCGCCGCCTTCGCCTTCATCTTCCCAGGGCGGAGTTTCACCCTTCGTAGGGTCATAAGCGGGTACCGTTTGCGCCCAGATCCGATCTTTGGTAGCTCCGGTGATTTCTGAGCTGATAGTAATGCTCCAGAGCCCGTCAGCTTCGGCAGACCAATCCACAGTCCAGCGCATACCGCTGAACACCACGATCGGAGAGGGAAAGTCAAACTCTTGCGGCTCATATACATTCGCCAGCAACAGTTCATTTTTGCACAGGAGGATTGTGATTTCCTCGCCACTGAAGAGCTTGCTTTCAAAGTAATCCTTCTGCTTTGCACTCAGTCCGCACAGGTTTAGCTCCACTGTGCTGTTTCTACGCCCAGGTATCATGTAGTTGCGCGTCTTGAGTTTATTGACCTTGCTGTCCACTTTGCCGGGCATTTCAGCCAACTCGCCCAGCGGGATAAAAATATCTCCACCGCTAAGGTAATATGCCAAATACCATGCGTTATCCAGCATTTGCGTGATCTCTATCTCGTATTCATCCAGTTCACCCAAGGCAAAGAAAGCGCGATCACCCACCATGGTGGGCTCCAGCGCGTCCAGCAGCAGATCTTCTTGCTCTATTTCATCAGGAAGTTTAAGTCCCATTGTGTTCTCCAGTAAATTGTGGGGCAGCCGGCTTACCGGCCGCCCCATGGTTTAGTCAGTAATGCCCTTCAGCAAGAATACCTTGCCGTTGGTGCTGCCACTGAATTCCGTAGAAATCACGACTGTCCAGAGCCCGTCAGCTTCTCCGCTCCAGTCCACAGTCCAACGCATACCGTTGAAGATGGTGGCGCGGTCACGTTCTTTGCTCATGCAGAGGATAGTGATCTCCTTGCCGCTGAAAAGGGAGCCCTCAAAGTAGTCCTTTTGCTTGGCGCTCAGGCCGTTCAGGCTCAGCTCCACCGTGCTGGTGCGCTTGCCGGGAATCATGTAGTTGCGCGTTTTGAGCTTGTTTACCTTGCTATCGGTCTTGCCGGGGTTTTCTGCCAGCTCACCGATGGCTTTCATAAAGGTGCTGATCTCAGTGATCATGGCGGTGCGGGTGGCGAACTTTGTGGCCACTTCTGCGCTGGTGTATGCTCCCAAACCAAAATACACTTCATCCGCGATAAAGGTGTCGATCAGGGCAGCAAACAACAGGTCAGTGGCTGTGGTTCCGGAGGCGAAGGTTGGCGCAGTTAAGGGAGGCATTAGAGCACCACCTTTACGAGCTTAGTGGCTGCCGGCACCAGCATCTTGCGATTCTTCCACACAAATTCCACAGCGCCGCCTACGGAGCCAAAGACCTTGTTAATCAGCGTTTTTCGCTTGTTAGGCAACGAAAGATTGATTTTGTTGATGGCCAATTCCTTTTTGGCCGCATCATCCAGATTGCGCGTCTCCGGACCATTGGCAATATCCTGGGCGATATCCAGGATTTGATGCAAAACAGCCATCAGCGCCGCGCGATTCACGCTTTTCTTCCAGATCAGGGCAATGAGCCAGCTGATCACCAGGGAAAGAACGGTTACAACGAGTTCCTGATTGTTTGTCATGAAGTCCATTTGTTACCTCACATTCTCATGAAAATTAGGTTTAAGTGGGTAGATACGGTAGAACTGGCGCGCTTTACCCAGATCACGCCTTGCTTATACGTTGGTAGCTTGAAGGGGACTCCAGGCTGTATCCAGGCATATGGTTTAGCAGTTGCGTAATACAGGGAATCAGGAGAGATGGCGATTGATCCGCTATCGGCTATTGCCCATACCTCCATACACCTATCCGGCAAAGTGATTTTGTGCCACAGCGTGTCTGCCGCCGGAGAATAGCGCTGGGCACTCCAATCACGGAAGAATTGCATCTCCTTCTTCCTGGAGTCCACAGGCAGGGTCTGCGCTGCCAGGCTCACCACCAGAATGGCGGTGAGCAGCAGGCATAAGATGATGAATCGTAGTGTTCTCATGATTAGCCTCCTCAGGCAATTTGGAATACTTTGACGAAGCCGTCAACGTAGGTGATGCCGGGACGGACGCGGATGTACCAGTGGTACTTCCAGTCACTTCCGTGATGCTCCACCTTCAGCTCGGCATCGGTGCGATAGCCCAGGATGATGAACTTGGGCAGGCCGCCGATAATGTAGTTGTCAGGCATCAAGCGCGGTTTGACGGGAATGCCGGCAAAAGAGACGTTTCCGCCTTCCAGGAGGAAGCGATCTCCGGCGTTGGTCTCACGGCGCGCGATCTCACTACGGATGCGCACCAGGTCTTTATGGGAGACGTAGAACTTGAAGTTTTCCTGGTCCTCCAGCATGGCATCAGAGAAGCCCAGGAGAGCGGCTTCAAACTTCTCATCCCAGTTCACGTTTTCGTCAGGGTCGATACTCACCACCTTGCTGCCGGCAGTGGCCAGCTTGATGATGCCATCCAGGGCTTTGAGGGATGCAGTTGCGGAAACGCGGTCGCCGCGGAAAAGCAAGAGACGGATGGCTTTTTCGGCCTTCCGGGCGATATGCTGCTCCACATATGCGCCAAAGGCCTCTTCACCATATTTGTCCTTGTAGAACTCCACCACATCGCGACCAAGGGTAAACTCGGCGTTCAGGATTCCGGTGGCACAGGTGATGTCCCGGGTGCTCACGTTTTGCGCAGCAGCAGCCTCATCCAGGCTATTGGTGAAGATCAGGTCATCCACCAGGCCGGCATCGATCTTTTCGTCTTTGATCAGAGGCACCACAGTGATATCGCTGAGAGTATCACCGGGTTTGCTGCCGATCACCTCGTCAATGAAGAGGCTGGTGGTATTCGGGGTCAGGATGTTCATGGCTTTACCGGAGTCCACATCAGCAATGCCTTTGTAGATCTCGCGATGGGCACTTTTGACCACCACTTTTTTGCCGTCGATCATCACTTCGGTATCTCCGCCTGCCTCTCCGGGCTCGCCCTTCAGCGATTTGCTGATGGCCTTGGTGACGCTCATGGAAAGCTCCTTGATTTCGTTGGTTAAAGCCTTGATGAGCTCGATGTGGCCGCTGTCTGCGTCCGCTTTTTCGAGCTCGGTAATGCGTCCCTGGAGAGTATCCAGCACTTTAGCGGCTTCCGGAGTGGACTTGTCCCCCAGCGCCTTTCTGATCGCTTCAAACTGGCTCTTCAGTTCGGTAACCAAAGCCGCGTTGCCGTTGGCCGCGGTATCTTCAGCAAGCCCGGCAATGCTCACGCCATTAAACTGGCCTTTTTGCACTTTCTGCCAGAGTTCGCTGTTCAGATTTTCGCACTTCAGCACGGCTACCCAGGCACCAGGCTTGGTATTGGGAAAGCGCTCTTTGTCTTCGGCTTTGAGGATGGAAGTCTCGACGATTACAAACTCCGGGACGGGTTGGTTATTGTGGTTTACGTCGTTCTTGCCCACCAGGCCCTTTTTGGCAAAGTGGTGAGCGGCCTTTTTGACTTCTTCGGCGGTATAGGTGTCGCCCTGGGCATCCACCACATCCGGCTCCATTACAGTTACGTACAGCAGGCCTTCATTGCCTACCGTTTCGCTTTTGAACTTGGCCGTGGCGCCCAGGATACTGCCCTGTTTGCCATCGGCGGATTTGACCACTGCTCCGCGCATATTGGCGGGCTTCATGTCGTCAAACAGCAGAGAGATGAGATCCACATCGACATTGCGAAGGTTGCCCTTCTCAATGCGGCGGCGCTGTTGACGGTTGGGGCTGAGATTAAAAAGCTTCATGCCTTTTCTCCTTTACTTGTTGCGGAGGCCGTCAAACAGCCTCTCATCATCGGTTTTTAGCGTTTCTGTCAGGTTTCCGAAATCAAAATCAGAGGCCTTGACGTTCCAGTTAAATTCATAGTTAAACTCATTTGCCAGAGTAAGCGCTAAACGCTCCTGTAGCGGCCGGATTACGAAGTGATAAAACATGGCCATGTCACTGCGGTTGTCACCGCCAAGCTGGCCCGGAATCAATTGGGATACTATCCTTGCCGGCACCCGGTGATAAGCCAGGATACCTTCTCTAAGGTCTTTCTTCAGGTTCAGGAAGCCGCCTTCGCGATCCTGTTGCCGTAGAGGTTCCAGACGTATCTTCACGTCTTTGTTTTCGCTTTCAATCAGCACAGTGCTGTGGCTCTTGGCGTTGCCTTTGACTTCGGTGAGGGCGCGCTCGATCTCGCTATACGCATCGCTGATCACCTCATTGCCATCCTCATCCAGCGCAGATCCATCACGCAGGGTTCCACCTTCCACGATCATGAAGTAATCAATCATCAGGCCGTTTTTGAAGTTGTTGTAATCAAAGGTCTTAATCTCGCCCAATATCTCGATGTTGATGGCGATCGGCAGGCAGGCCAGGCCCCAGGCGTTTGACCTGTGGGTGGATTTTTTGATGTGCACGATATCGGCATAAGCGTAGTCTGTGCGCTGGTTTTTCCTCAACTGGATATAATCCGGGCGGAAGAAGCCAAACCCATCATAATTCTCCACTATCTGCACCTCAGAGGGGAGCATGCGCTCCAGCCCTACCCACTGTCCACCAGAGCTCCGCATCTTGATCAGGAAGCCATTGCCGCTGGCCAAATAGAACTTCATCATCTCAGCCAGGATAGTGGTCTGGTCTTCACAGGCAGGGAACTCTGCCGCATCCATCCAAGCTTTTACCTGGGTATTAGAGCAGTCAAATTTCATTACAGTGGCCATTGTTAGCGCGTCAATGCAGCCGGAGTGGTATTCATCCAGATCCAGCAGGTTGAGCAGCTTGGCCATAGAATAAGGAGCCGCCACCGTCTTTTTGTCAGCAGCTTTAGAGATGATTGCCTTGCCGATCCGCCGGCACTTGGAGAGATCGACAGCTTCGGTCATGTACTGCTTTTCAATCAGATCAGACACACTGGAAACTGCTATTTTGTAGCCGCCTATGCTCTTTACTATCATGACCCTGCCCCTGTTCCGCTTCGGAGTAAGCTAATCTTGGCAATGCGCACCAGGCGGGCACCATCGATGCGGCCAGTGTAGTATTCAATTTGCGGGAAATCGCGGCCCATGCCGGCAATGTAATATTTCCGGAAGCCTTCTTTCAAAGTGTAGAGATATCCATCCGGATCCGCCACACCCTGGGCATTCACGATCAGGTAAACACTCCATGCCAGATATGTGTTCACGTATTGCCGGGAAGTGCCATTCTTCCCGGTTTCTGCTTCAAGTGTCACGATGGCTGCCGGCAGGCTTTTCGGGATCTCGTCTTTATTAAAAAGAACAGTGCTAATCTCGGCACTATTCAGGGCTGCCTTGATTGCCTCGCGCTCAGTAGTCATTTTACTCACAGTTGCACCTCAATTGAGTCCAGTTGTTCATAAATCCATTGCTGACGGTTCTTAATCACCGTCTCATATACGTTACGTGGCTCTATGCCCTCTCGCCTGATCTTGCCTCGGATCATATATGCCATTTGCTCGATAGTTAGCAGCTTGCCGCTCTTCTTGTCTGTCCAGGCCAAGCCTTTGCGTTCCACCCATGCCTTGAGCGGCGCAATAGGAGTCCAGGACGGCACCTTGCCGCCCAGGACATAGGGCTCATGCCGAACGTTAGAGCCTACTCTGAGAACGATGGAGCCAGGTTGATTTTCCACCAGGTAGCTCGCGTTATCATAGAAGTCTCCTTTGTCATAGATCTTCTGAGCCAGGATTTCACGCCGCGCGTCAGCATCGATCATGCTCCCGATCAGATAAACTCTGCTCTCCAAAGCCTCATAAATTGCCTGGTAGATCTCGCGCATCAGTTCATCAGGTCGGCTATCCATCAGATCACCCCAATCCTGAATCTTTTAGGGGCCGGAGTCAGCTCCCTCTCGCGAGCGATCCCTTCCGGGCTGATATATTCACCCAATGCCTTCAAACCCTTCAGCTCAAAGGTATTGGCCAGCTGATCCATCTCATGCCCTGTCAGTAGCGCAGTGGCACTATTGTCCAGCCCGATAGATTTCACAATACCTTGGCCGAGGGTTTTGAGGTTGAGCAGGTGAGCTGTTTGGGACAGCAAAAAGTAGCTGTAGGCCAGCCGCATGGGATGGTAATATTCGCTTTCTATCACCTGCTCTTCCCCCTCCTCCGGCTCATTTGGTGTGTAGGTTTCAGCATCTTCCAGAGCATCACCGATGGCATAACTCTCCATCATGCTCATCACATAGCTGCTGTGTAAACCCCACAAAGGGTTGTTAGCCATGTCGCTGGGCAGGTTCATCATCATGCAGAAGTCTGTTCCGCTGGGAGGTAAATAAGCCATTGATCTGCTCCTTATCTTTATGCCCAAGCTTTGCTTGCCCTGTTCTGCGGTCAAATCGGCTTGCCCGCTTATGCCACAGTTTCTATCCTACTATCTCGGTTTTAGTTCTGCATTTCCAATGAAATGGCGGAAAGGGAGTGTGAACCCCACTCACTCCAGTGGGATTCCCCTCGCTATCCCGCTCAATCTGGCTTTCCTTTACCCATGGTGCCAAAGCTTTGATTCGTTCCCTGGACTCTTCCAGCCCCTCCGCGTTGACATCGATGTCAATGAGCTGATCGCGCACCTTGAGCGCTACACTTAGCGGATAAAGCTTGTTTTCGCTCACCAGCGCCCAGCAGATGTCACTGGTGCGGTTATCCATCGGGTTCACCAGCCGGTAATACTTGGCCCCGGCTTTTTCATAGCCAGAGAGACGCCCAAACTCCCGTAATCTCAGCGCGGTATGCTCCGCCAATCCCTGCCAGTAATGGGCACTCTTCGGCCCCAGGTCACTGAACTTCTGTTCCAAAAGCGAGGCTAATTGTTCCTTGGTGAATCCCTGCTGAACCGCGGTAGTAAGGGCGTCACGGAAGTCCTGGCTGATGTCACTGCCCCAGTGCTGCCCGATCCAAAACAGATTCTGCTTTTGGATCTGAGACGCCAGGCGCTGATCCACGATACCCCAAAGCCCAATACTGATCTTCACTTTGGGATCCGTCCGCACGTCCTGGATACCCAAGCGCAGGCTACGCTCTACATAAGCCTTAGTGTCAGCAGCCACAGCCATCATAAAGTCATCACCCAGGTTTTGCCCGATCACATCCATCAGCGCGTCAATCGTACGCTTATTTACCCGCTCCGCGCGGGGAAGATCGCTTAGGGCTTGGATGGCAAAGCGGGCAGCATCACGGATCTCATTTAACCAGGCGTTGTTGAGTACCTGGTAGTATTGCAACATTAAGCGATCAAAGTAGTCCATCAGAACCTCAGTCTTCGGACTCTTACTCTGTTCCGGCCAATGTCGTATTCGCTAAAGCGCTCCAAACATCCTGCCAGAGCGTCACATCCATCAACGTAGCCATCAGGATAGGTAAGGAACTGGCTGATCAAGGTGGGCGTGTCCTGTCCTTCAGGAAAGAGCACCTTGGCAGTCTCGATGATGGTCTCGGTGCGTTCAATGCGTAGGTTCTTATTCTCTTTGGTATCAATGCGCTTGATTCGGTGCGATATCGGTGGCAGATGGTGATGGGTAGCCCAGGCGTCAAAATCTGCCAGGATACGTTGCTGCCCGTAGGTGATCTCCTGTGCTGCCCTAAACTTCGCCCTGTAAACGCGGTCAAGCTCATGATAAGCGTCATAGAAGTAACGGAAGAACTTGGTGTTCTCCGTCTGCCGGATCCAGCAATGGATCACATAAAATCTGTCACCATCATATCCGATGGAGATAATGGCTTTATAACAGCCCTTCTCACCCCAGGCGGGATCCGCGTATAGCCAGATCCGTTTCATCTTGGGCGCGTCTGGCAAACTGCGGTAGCGCTTAAACCACTCATTCTTGAAGATATTGCCTTCAATCACCGGCTTGCCCAGCATCTCACGCTGGTATCCGGTAATGCCGTACTTGGCTTTGAGTTCATGCAGCTTCTCTGTGGGGTATTGCTCCGGCCATACAGACCTGCCCTGGGAATCCTCCAGAGAATAACGCAGAATCGCGCGCTGTGGCACTTTCAATACCGTTTGGTGCCCCAAGTCCAGATCAGGATTATCTGCCCTTATTTCTCCCATTATGAGCTCTTGAAACTGACAGATGGCATAATTCGGGTGAACCAGGTTGCCCAGCCATATCACTTTGCCGGGTTCACCAGGATCCAACGCTCCGGCAAGCTCCTGGGTGATCTTGTCTTTTTTACGGCGGCCGATGGTCAAGCTGCCCATGTTCTCTTCTTTGTCGATGTCGTCACAGACGATCAGTCCCGGCCGCTTGGCGGTCTTAGGGTTGATAGTTCCCCGATGGCTCTGCTTGATACTTCTGGCCCGGATCCTGGCTTTGTTCTTCAGGTAGAAATCTTCCTTTTCAGTATCCACAGGGGCCAGCTCCGGCCAATCACTGATCAGCCTGCGGTTGTTCTGGAGTTCGTGCAAGGTAAAAGCACTCCGCTCCACAGCCAAATCCAGATCGGCCGCGGTATGTATCACGTAGCGTTCGCCTTTGATGATCTTCCACAGGGGATATACCACTCCCATCAGCACGGTCTTGCCCAGCCCACGGAAGCCCGTGATGGCCGTAACGCCGTTCCCTGCCTCCACCTCCTCAAACATCTCCTGGTGCATCCAGCCAAAGGGCTTGGTAAAGATGTGCGGGAAGTAGGTTTCGCAGAAGTAGCTGAAAGCATCCCATCCGCGAGAATCCACCCGCGCCAAGCGGTAAACCCTCGCTTGAGGTGTATCCCCAGAAAAAGGGATTACATGCGGTGTTTTAGCCGCAATCTCTTGCAGGGCTTTGTTTTGGCGCTGGATGAACTTAGCAGCCATTTATCCCTTCCGTGGCATCCTGAAGCAGCACCTCAAGTTGAGTGTTTCCGTCTAAACCTACGGCCTCCAGAACGCGCAGTATATCATCCTCTGTGCTCGACTTGGGCACTTCCATGCATTCATAATCAAAACCCTCGGCAGTTTCAACCACATCCCATACAAGGATCAGATTCCGTCCGTAGGCCATAGTGCCGGGCTGTAACGGCAATTCGCTTGTAGCTCTCATATATCCCTCAAGTTAATGTGTAATATCTCTTGTTTTTGATGATTGTGGCGCGAAAGGGGATCTCTTTTTGATACTTCTCTATTTGCTCAATCAGGATGGTAGATCCCGTAAAGATTACTCGTTTCACCCCATCAATCTCCACCTCAAGGTGCAGGCATTTGCTCTCTTTAAACTTGCTCTGCGCGACCTTAAAGCCGGTGATCACTAAGCTAAGATTTACTGCATCATCCAGACGCATTTTGTCACCTTCAAGCGGCTTTGTTTCGTCACAGAAATCGCTAAAGCTCTTCACCGGAATACCCTTTGCATTGGATTGCGAACGCCCAGTTGGGCACATGCTTCGCTAATTACCAGCGTCACTTCACTGTCGATATGCATTTTAATCAGATTGAGACTGTTTGCCGGCTTTAGCCAGCCGTAATAGCTCATAATACTGCTGATAGCTTTCTGGCCTGTGATGCGCCGAGCCCTAATTAACGCCACTTGCTTTTTGAATCTGACCGAGATTGATTTTCTGACCAGGGTATATCCCGGGAAAAAACGATATCCGAGGAAATCTACCCCTCTGGTTTTTACGGGAAAGACCTGCCAGTTGCTCTTCAATTCCAGCAACAGGCGCTTATCCAGGTACTCCGCCATTTCTGCGCGCAGGGAATGCAAATAGTGCTTATCTCTGTGCAAGAAAATCATGTCATCACTATAACGAAAGTAGTGCTTAACCCCTTTGGTTTCCTTGATCCAGTGGTCAAAGGCACTCATGTATATGTTGGCAAAATGCTGTGATAGATAGTTCCCTATCGGGATCCCGCTATCGGTACTGTCAATGATGCCATCTAAAAGTTCAATCGTTCTGATGCACTTAATCTTGCGCCGTACAATGTTCTTCAACACGTTATGATTCACAGAAGGGTAAAACTTCCGGATATCAACCTTAAGGCAATATAGGCCACGATCATGGCGCAACACGCGCTTAAGCTTCTTAGCCGCCTTATGGATGCCCCTACCCTTAATACAGGCATAAGTGTCAGCTACAAGTGTGTGTGTCCAGATGCCTCCAATCACCTGCAAAATGGCATGGTGAACGATTCTGTCCGGATAGTAAGGCAAGCGAGAGATCTCTCTTTCTTTTTTGCCACAGAGACGTTTGAACACATCATATTCTCCGGTTTTATATGTCCCAGAAAGCAGTTGCTTGCGTAATGCGAATATGTGCCCTTCCACATCTTTGTCCACCATTCGCACTTCTTTATACCAATCCTTGCCCTTTTTGGCATTTTGATGAGCCAAGGTCAAGTTGTCAGTGCTTACGATCTGATCAAACAAGCTCCCATGTCGCTTCATTTTGGCCTCTGCTTATTTGCGCCCGGAGCTTTCGCTTGCGCTACCAGCACCTTTGGGCTTGCTTTGTGTTTCACCAAGGGGTGGGGTCGTGCACATACAGTATGGGTACATAAGCTTAGCTGCCTGCCGATATTCGCATTCGTCGTCGTAACGCCGTTATTCGCATTCACGCAGAACGCCCCAGTGTTACCACTGTTATTCGCATTACCGCTGACTGCCACGACACGCATTGTGCACAACCTAAAAATCTCATAAGCAGAGCCGCCCGCCGAAATTCGCAGCCGTCGACGTCACGCCGTAATTCGCATACACGCAGAACGCCCCAGCGATACCACCGTAATACGCACTACCGCCGACCGCCACGAGACGCAGACCCGCCCCGCCTGTATTGTAGTATCTATCACTTATCCCGATAGTTTGGGAAGCAGTGCCACCAGTGCCGGCAGGATAAAACAGGCTGCCCAAAAGAGTCGGATTCCACTTGTGAATATACCCGGAAGCCGGTGCTGCTTGATCGCTCGCCATCAGCTCGTGATTGGTGATATCGCCACTAAACTCGCCGCTTTTTGCGTAGATGCTCACAGAACTCGTGCTGGCAAAATTAAGAAGGATGCCGTCGACCCACTTGAATATGTGGCCAAAGTATGATTCAATGCCGCGATAACTCAGTACCACATCGTCCCATTCCAACCCGGAATCCCGAACGATTGAGACATTGTTGATATCTCCGATGTAGTCCATTGATGGCGCAATGATCAGCTCCTCTTTAGATTTTGCTGTCACATAGAATGACTTATGCACTCCCGCGCTTAGAGCCAGGCTCTCCCCACCAAAAAACGCAGTGACAGTGCCTTGAGTGGCTGTGTATAGTATTTTCACCCTATACGTCACCCCATCAGTTGGCACAAATCCGGTGAATTCCAGTTTTTCGTCTATTCCGGGGGCATGGCGATACTTGGCCCCGTCCTTTACCCATCCTGCCGGCGCGTCAGGTAATGCCCCCACGATATTTTCCGTCGGCAAAGGGATGCTGTATACTTCGGTCAAGTTAATCCCGCCTGATTTATTGCCCAAGCTGTTCGTCAACCCGGTTGGAACAATTGGGTAGTATTGATCTGTCGAGTTGCCCGCCACTATAGACAGCCACTGGCTGCCATTGATGTTGGAAAGCCCCTTGCCAGCATCTCCCGTCAAGGCGGACTGGCTGTTCCACGAAGCATACTCTACCACCATTAGCAGCTGTATTGCATGATGCAAATATGCGTCCAGCTGTCTCCACGAGGAATCATCGGTATTGCCGTCCACTGCCCGGGCAGCGTCACGGAACGCCCTAATATTCATTGAGCTACATGGTAGATATCCGGGTACAGAGGCCAATGAATCCCCAGAAGCGTAGTTATTGAATTGAGATACTGCTCTATCACCCACATCACCGGCTACCCAGTCATATCTGTTCACCGGTTGCCCAGATTTTTGCAAGACTCCCTCGAATGCCCCCACATAGCGATAGGGGACTTCGATAAGCGTGCCACTAACGATCTTCCGAAACGCAGGATGTAACGCGAATCCGGAGGATGGGCGGGGAGATATCCACATCTCTATCCAATCACCGTCAGATAGGATTTTATACCAAAACTTAGGTATCTGTACCATCACGTTTCCGTCCTGAACTGCGTAATCAGTGCCGTCAGTGTATTTCGTGCTGTCAGCAGGATCCAGGTAGCGCACCGATAGATTTGCCCCGACTACGCAACGCCGCATCCGGCTCTGCACAGAGCAAAGTCGTTTTATCGTGGGGACATATGCGGGCATCGGGTTATCCGCCTCAGACCATGTTAGCGCGCCCAGTGTGTCATTATACAGCGAAAGGGTGCCCAATCGCTCAGCTCTGCCCGCGTCAGCCATCCTGGGATCTTCGGCGGGAAGATCGCCGGGAATCAACATGTTCATCTTGACGCCATAAGCCGCAGGATGATATCCGTCGCTCCCCAGTCTCAGTTCATGCGAAAGCTTCACTTTAGAACCCGTAAACTACCAGCACCATGTCAGATCCGGCAGGGATCGTGATCTTGGTGAAGTGGCTCACATAAGTCCAGCCATCCGGTACAACGCCGTTCAAAAGGCTCAGGTTCACCCCCTCGCCATCTATTTCAAAACTGGTATCATCGTCAGGGAAGTCCGCGCCGAAAATACTAATACCGCCAAAGGTGCCATCCAGTTCTGTCCCGGCACCATGCGGAAATCCACGGTCAGGAATGGATTGCATCGTCTTTTTTGTTATACTTCTGCTTGCTTTATCTTGAGCCATTGTGTCCTCCTAATTATCTCGTTTCGTTCTTTTCGGGGGCAATCTGCCGTCATTCATAAGATTACATTCTATCTTGTTCCACCAGCTATCCAGCTTGGTGTCCAGCGCATCCAGATATCGATCAAAGCGCTTATCCAAAACCGCCTCAAAATCATCCATTATTTCCGCTTTCAGCCCGGTCACTAACAACTTCAGATCTTCATGAGCTTTCTTCAGTTCCTTGTGCTCGCTGTACGCAGTTTTATAGAGCCAACTCATCACACCGGCATATAAGCCAAACAACACGAAAAGAACCTTCAGTAGAGTGTCAGCAGCCATAACCGCGTCCTAAAAGGGCCAGGCAGCCGGGCAAGCTGCATGGTGTTGGAGAGGTACCGTGCGGGGTATAAACTATCATTGATTCCTCTGTCTCAAATACTCGGCCAGATCCATCAGATTGGCCTGAAATTGTTTCAAAAGTGCAGTCAGCTCACGTTCAATCATGAAGTCAGTAGTCTGGTCAAGGAACTTCACAATGTATTCATTCAGATCTTTGCCTGGAGCCTCGCGCTTCTGCTCCTGCTTGATGATGCTCACCAAGCTCTGAAGCGCGGTGTTTTTTGGGTCTTTGGCATATTCCCGGAGGGCTACAATCAGAGCCTTCTTCCGGGCCACGGAGATATCCCTGGTCAGCCTCCGCTCCTCACCCTCGATTTTGTCCCAACCTCCGGCCTTAATCCATTTGCCCACCGTGATCGGGCTGCAATCCACCAGCGCGGCCAGTTCCCGAGCGTCGGTCTTGCCGCTCAGGTAGGCCTCAAAGGCCATGTCCTTTTTTTCTCTGAATGCTTTCGTGTTACTCATGTGCCAAGCTTTGCTTGCCAGTATATGCCGTCAAATCGGCTTGCCCGCTTATGCCACAAAAAAAACCCCGGCTCATCACCGAGGCTTTCATTTTACTCATCTTCAGGTTTCACCTTTCGCCTCTCCAGATATTGGTTCAGCTCCGCTCCCTCCACCCTGAGCGCTCTGCCGTGCGGTCGAAAGGCCGGAAGTGGATCATCTATATCCCGGATCATGCGATACACAGTACAGATGTCCACGCGCAGCTTCTTCGCGATCTCATCCGGGCGGTAACTCCTGTCACTACGGAACAATTCAGCCATTGGGGGTCTCCTTTTTAATCTTGGCATATTCTGCTTCAGCCCAGGCCGGAACCTGCTTCTTGGCCACCGCCATCATCATTCCCGGCTCTTTGCGCATCTCTCGGATCCGCTTCGGCATCGGGTATTTCTGCAAGCTCTCAGCGTCCGGAAAGCGCACAGTCCAGCGCATGAAAGCCAGCCATGATTCGTGAGCATGCCAAGACTTAGCCATGAGCTCGCTGATCAGCGCCTCGCGCTCGGTGTCCACAACTCTCTGCTCACTGATCCTGCCAGCCTTAACCTGTTTGCGCTTATCGTTCAGTTCCCGCCTTTGGCGATCCATCTTCCACCACTGCGCAAGATACTCATCAAAGTGGCTCGGACGGTACAGAGTGCTGGGCCGCAGGCAATGCTCCATCTTCTCGTCACCCATCCACTGCATGATCTTCACCTCGTGAACCCTGCTGAAATCTTCCGGAGTGTATCCACGCTTCAGCAGATTGATGATCATGCTCTTTGCCGTGTCTGTGGCCCCAAAGCGGCTGCCTGTGCGCTTATTCAGGTCGGTGAGTATGAAGAGCACATCAGAGTCGAAAAGTGCCCCAGAATCGCTGTTATTGCGTTTCATGCGCGCGGTTCGGATCACGGTGCTGAGCCACATGCGGAAGCGGCGGGCAAGCTCTTCCCCACCCACCAGCTCTTCCGCCATCTGCCAGAGTTCTTTCAGCTCTGCCATTTGTGCCTCACAGTGCCGCAAAGTCCAGGACTATGCTCTTCAGTTTGCCGTCCTCTCCGGATTCCTGGAAGTAGAAGTAGGTCTTTGTGGATTGAACTTTTTGGCTATCGGCAATGAGTTCCATCGCTTCCTGCCATAGCTTGTCATCCACTTTCATTTGCCGGAGACCGATCAATTGCTGAGCGTCAACCTCCCCTTTGCTGTCCACTTTGAACGCCCGATTCACCAAGGCCACGATCAGATCGTCAGATCCTTCGCTTCTGGCCTCGATCACCTTATCTATCTTGGCCTTAGCCAGCTGAAGTTTTTCATCAAATGTCCACTTCTTTGCGATGCGCACCACGATGGCCTCATCCATACTGAAGTTGTACAGAGTGGTGCCACCAACCCATTCTTCACCTTCGCGCTTGGCGCTGTCTTGCAAGAAATCCGCAATCTCTTGCTCCATCTGCCGCTTGGCGTTTTTGATCACCATGTGGAGCTGCCGGGCTTTATTCACCAGGTTACCAACCATGATGTCCCGGCTCTTATCGCTTTCTTTGATGTATTTCTCAGGAACCTCAAGCCCCTGCCCGTCTATCCACATCACCAGCTTGCCACGTTTTAGTTTCTTAGCCATTCTGAACCTCCTTCAAGGCTTTATATCTCTCTTCCAATGCAGACACATAGCGCTCTTCGTCTGCGCTGCTCCAAGTGCCCTGAGCGCGTTCCTGTGCCCGGATCATCATCCATACTTCCATGTAATAGGGCTCCGTCTCCGCCACAATCAGATACTCTTTCCCGCTTGCCAATACTTTGTTTAGCTGGGAGTATCTGGCTTTACTGGTCACACGAATCTCCCCTTCGTGCCGCAAAGCTTCAAACCGCTCACCAATACCAAGAACATCATCCTGACGCTTGCCCTCCCAGGGAAGGATAGCATCTTTCGGCACACTTCTATCAATCCCGATATCCGGGATTTCCGCCGGGACATCAGGATTGATTACAGCCTTCTTGCTCACGTTCAAGCGGCGCTGTTGAGAGATAGGTCGGCCATTTCGCCATACCTCAAAAGCCCGCTTGCCGTTCGGCAGCTTCGTGCTGGGGTTCAAGATTCCGGTTCCGGCGCACACCATGCACCGGGATGTTCTGGGATCCCTGGTTACAAATTCATATTCCTGCGCGTCCTCTTTCACTGTGCCGGTTCCCTGGCACACCGGGCATCTGGGCTTACCGGTCGGCATTGGTCTCCTCCGCTTCAAATTGCTTTTGCAGCTTGCTGATATCAACCTTCAGCGCTCCGAGATATAAGGGATCCATTTTAGTGGGGGAAGTGAACAGTAACGCGAGCTTGAACTGCATCTCAGACCATGTGCAATTGAACTGTTCACACATGAATTGCTTCCATTGATCCACCAGAATCTTCTTCAAATCCGGATCTTCCGCTTTGGCATCTTCTTTCCGCCTCTTAACCTCTGCCTTCAGCTCAGGAATGGGTAGATAAGCCATTTGCAGTAGCTCTTCCCGTGCCGCAATATCGGCCTCCTTCGCCACCAGCGGCGCGATCATGATCAAACGATCCATGCCGATCTCTTTCAGCGTTTCTTCATCCTGATCCATTTCGCCGATAAAAAGATCCTGGATCTTGATCAGCTTGTTGGCCAGGCCCAGGCTGATGTTGTGTTCCTGCTCAATGTAGTCCCGAAAGCTCTCATATCCCTTGAAATGATACAGCTTCCTGGCTTTGATGTGAGCAAATAGCTGCCCCATCTCAATAAACTTGCCTTCCAGGTCATTAAGCAGCTTATACACCGCGTCTAAGCTATCCTGGATGCTCTGAATTTCTCTTTGATGTGTCATTGTATTACTCCTCTTTTGCGTTGTTGAAAGTTACTTCTATCTCTTCGGGCTTCAGGATTGTTACCTTGAGCTTGTTATATACCTTTATCTGTACCCTGCCTTTGGAAAGGATCTCACATATTTCCCAGACGCCCCACATGATACCTACAAGCGGGACGGCCAAGATAATCGCTGCCAACAACATCGCTACACCTCATCCGCGCGCAATCTGCGCTTCGCCGTTCTACCATTCACCATCCTGTATTCCCATATCTCGCCACGATTGGCTCTGCGTTCGGTGTAGCTGATATGTACCCAGGAACCATACTCATCAATGAGTTGATCGAAGGGAATCCCGGCGGCGATGATCCGCCGCATAACCTCGCGGACGCTAAGCCCGGTGACGTTAAAATCGCAAGCTTCCCCTTCCGGATGCTGGCTGGTGGCACTTCCGCCCACGGCGGTATTCACTGGCCAGGTGCGATAGACGGAGCTGGGACTGATCGGTACCCCGAAGAGCTCCCGGATAGGATCCATCACCTTCCGCAGGAACACCTTTAATCGCTCGACAATCTCTCTACTGGGCTGATTGCTTAGCCCCAAGGCCTTGGCTTTCCGGCTGCGGATACACTCGGCAAGGCTGAAGTATTTACTCAGCATCATCTTGCTCCTCCTCATAATCCGGAAGTGGGCAATCCGGGCTAATCCCCATCAGCTTCACAGCCCGCCCTGTCAGTTTGCAGAGCACACGCCTGAGAGCAGTCACCCACTGGCCGGAGACCTTCCTTTTAGCCATGATCTGCTTCTTCTCCGGGCAGCTCATGCAGCTCGTGATCGCCATGCTGACAACGCCATTAGACCACTTTTTTATTGTCCCGCTCCCGCATCCTGGCCTCAATGTCCAATGCCAGCTTCCTATCGGAATCCCGCATCATAATCCGGTACCAGGCATATTCATTTTGAATATCTACATACTTCTTCAGCAGTTCCAGCTTTTGGCCCTGCATTTCCGCCATTGCTTTGTTGTGCTGCACTGCGTCTTTGGCCTGCTCAAATAGCGATTCCCGCAGCACGGCATTGTTCATCTTCATGTCCGACACGTCCTTGCTGGCCCCGGCAAATACAGCCAGGAATAGCCCTGTTGCTCCCAGAGCCCACAAGACCAAGCAGACCAATACCCAAATCGGAGTTTCAATCATGATTCCTCTCCTTGTTGTTTTGTTATATCTTCCAGTACAGCAATCACTTGCTTGCGCTCCTCTTGATTCAATATGTTCCAATGGGTTTTCCTATATTGAATTACCAAAAATTGACGAAGCAGCGCATCACTCCAGCCCGCTGCCTTCTGCAACCGATACATATACCTCCCCTGCTTGTCATATTTGAACTCCTCTGGACGCTCCCGGCGGTAATTGCTGATGATCTGATGCAGCTCCTCCAGCCGCGCTTCTGGCAGTTCCCTGAGGCTTCGGCCAAAGCCCAGCCCTTCCATTACGTAGCGGAACATATATTCACTCCACTTGAGCCGCGTGATCCTATGCGCCTGAATCTTCTGCCGCAGTTCCCTGCATTTTGGGCTGTCATACACGTCTCTTGCGTTATCCACGGTGCGCCTCCCTCATATTCGGATTGTGTCCCTGCCCTTTATTCCTGGAACCGTCACATATTCCCCAGCGCAACCGGCCCAGAATGCCCTTCTCTACCTGGCTGCCCAAAACCTTTTCTGAGTCAACCTTTTGGCTCACATAGCGGCCATCATTCCAACCCACTGCCCCGATCGAGGCCAGCGCCTCCAGATACAGATACGCGTATTGCCGGCTAACTCCCATCAGCTTCGCTAAAGCCCTTACATTGCTTATCTTGTGGCTCTTTAGGATGCCCATGACCTGATTGCCCACTTCTGCGTTATAGTTCCACAGCATATTGCCGTTCATTCTGCTCAGGATTATCCGCTCCCTGCGCACTGCTACATATATTCCCGGCTCGATCTCCATGATCCTGTCCTTGAACATCATCCTGGTGATCACCGGGCGCACCTGCTTCCTCGTCCTGGATATCATTTCACATAGGATGTCGAGGCTGAAGGGCTTGCGATATTGATCCACGAAGTTCTCCACCAGCTTGGAAGTGGAAAGGCCTTTCTCTGTTGCCTGATTATCCATTTATCCCTCCAAGTCGTGAACGCTGATCTGGCCGAGATTCTTTACCTTGGCCACAGATTCCAGGCTGTGGATCAGCTTGATGGTGTCACGCAAAGTGCCCTGGTTGCGCTTATAAATGTAATCCACGATGTCCGCACCAAACTTCACCTCCATCACAGTGGCGGCCAGGATCGCGATGTCCTTCTTGCTTGGGCTTTGGAACTCGCAAAACACGCCACAGCGGTCAAAGTAGTAGCGGTTAATCTGATACAGCCGATCCTTCGCGTTCTGCATCCCCACCAGGATCACCACAGCCAGGGTCTCATCCACGATGTCACGGATTGCACTGAGAATCTTCTGCTCCTTGAAGGCATAGTCTATCTCATCAATCACGATCACCACCTCAGGATGTTCCGCCAACAGCCCGATCAAGCTGTTATAGATGCTTGCCGCGCTGCCGATCACCGGGTTGTTGCCCATTCCCAGGTGTTGCAGAACCGCCTTTTTCAGCGCCACCGCAAAGGTCTTTGCCGTCATCCATGCCTCCAGCCGCAGATAGATGTATCCCCGGCTATAAGCTATCCTCTGCGCGTAGGTGGTCTTACCCAAACCGGGGTGCCCATAGATCAGGCCCAAGCCCACCATCTCCAGCTTCGGACGGTTCAGCAGATAGTCCACGCACTTATCGGCGCTAATCACGTTGCCCAGTCTCGCCAATTTGCCTTGAATCATTGTTTTACCTCTCTATTCCTATGATTTTTTGCATCTCTTGAAAGCTCACAGTCCCGGCCAATTCGCCTTCGTCTTCCCTCAGCAGATCCTCCAGGTTTATCACTTTCCCCGTACCGGCGCTCGCCGTAGCGCCGCTATCCTCTGCCACCTGCAACTTGCCACCTGCAACCTGAGTATCACCTGCCACCTGCAACCTGCCACCTGCTACCTGAGTATCACCTGCCACCTGAAACCTGCCACCTGCAACCTCTTTAGCCATCTCCTCCAGCCGCTTCACATCATCATTCACGTCATAACGTCTTTGCGGTGCCGGCATCATGGGAGGCTGCACAAAGCTCGGCATCTCCGTGCCCCGCTCGGCTTTAGTCTGCTCTATGATGTCCTGGTTCTTTTTCACCTCTTCATCTACCGCCTTCTTCGCGATAGTTACTATGCGCTTGGTATCTTTCTTTATGCGTCTATGCAGCCCGGAGATCTCGCGATCCTCCGCCCATAGCTTCTGTGCGGCCATGGGATTCTCCAGATCGGCAAACACCCATCCGCATTGACTTTCACGCATTGTGGCCTGGCAGATTGGGCGGCTTTGCATGTCATACACCAGGATGCTGCGGAGGTCGTTGTAATCATAACGGATGACCACGCTCTTACCAATGTGATCCACCAGTTCGGGAGCCCAATAGCGGTTCTTATAGAGCATGATGCCTTCTTCGCGCAGCTTCTTCCGCTCAGCAGTCAGCATCAGGAAGTTTAGCTCTACCGGGTTCACAGCCCTGTCCGGACTGCGTTCCGCGGCGGCAAACACCTCATAAGGCTTGGCTTTCAGGCTTTGATGCACCGCCATGCCATATTCCCAGCGGATCCATTCATAGATGCTGGCCATACATTCATTGTATTCCATGGCTTTGGCCCCATACATCTCCTGCATCCACTTCTCGTTACGTGCCATGTGGGCCGGTTTGTTTTGGATCGATGTGCCGCAATAACTGGCCTGCCGCTTTTCCCATTGATCCTGCATGGTCTTAAAGAATCGCTCAACGTTCTTTGACCTGGCATTATAGGCCTTGGCAAAGTGCGCCTCAATCCCCAGCTTGGGGAAGATGCCGGCAAATTCATATTCCAGGTCATGCTCTTCCCATTTGGCATTAAATAGCTTGCTCCGGAACGCCTTGCCATTATCCAGGTAAATGAATGGCGGGATATATTCACTGTTCAGCAGGGCATTGCGAACCGCAGTCAAAGTGTGCGCGCTGTCCTCTGTAAGAGCCAGGCTCATGCCCACCGGATACCGGCTGCCCCAGTCAAAGATCATTATCAAAGTAGGTCTGAATGGCTTACCGGTGATCGGGTGCTTTACAAATACGCTCAATTTGTGACCATCCACCACGAATACCTGTAGCGGCTTGATGCTTCTGTCGTCACGCATGATGGATTTCACCACCGTGTCCTTCACCGCCTTATCCCCTTTTCGGCCTTGCACCCATACCGCCGGATTATCCTCGGCAAAGTCCCGGCACCAGCGCTTTAAAGTAGGGATGCTGCTGGGGCTTTCATGTGCGCCCAGAGCGGCCTGAGCCTTCAGCTCGCGGATCGCCGTCATTATCGGCTTCTCCCAGCCACACAGCAGCGCGCCCTCCAAAAATCTCTGCTCTATATAGGTCACCTTCCGGCCCCGCAACATGGCAGTATTCTTGTGCACCATCTCAAACATGTCCTGGTTACTCCGCTGCCACTTCGTGTGCCAATGGCGCAATCCGCGCTCACTTCTGCGCCCCTTCAGCCTTCTCAGCTCCGGAACCAGACGCTTCTCATTATAATCCTCTGTGATCCGCGCCCATTCCTCGGTCTTGCTCTCCGCGCTTCCCAACCGCCGATCAATCTCTTGCATCAATAGCGCGTAAAGTTGTGCCTCATCCATCTTATGATACGGCACAAAATCAATTGTACCGGCGCTCGCCGTAGCGCCTATAGTAGAATCGTCATCCTGACGCTTGGCCTCAACTCTTAAGGATTGCTTAACAGTTGCGTCGGCTTCAGTGGGTTCGCATGGTTCGCATGGTTCGCATGGTTCGCATGGTTCGCATGGTTCGCATGGTTCCGCACTTTCTGAGGTTCCGCAGTTCCGCAGTTCCGCAGTTCCGCACTCTGGTTCCGCACTTTCTGAGGTTCCGCAGTTCCGCAGTTCCGCAGTTCCGCACTCTGGTTCCGCACTTTCAACAAAAACCATGTATGATACCTGGTCTGTTCTGGATGGATGAGGTACCTCTTTAACCTGGTATTTCCCAGCTGCTATGTTTTTGCGGACAGCCCTCTCGCTAATCCCTTTCATCTCCGCATATTCCTTAACACTCATCCACTGATCTGCGCTTATCTGCGTCATCTGCGTGCTATCTTTCACTTCCTACATCTCCTTTGTATCCCACATCTCCGTTTCAATAAAAGGGCGGGGGGGCGTCGACTCCACTCCCGCCCCGGAGCTGTAGGTGCTGTGATTATCGTCGTAACGTAGCATTCCGATGCTACGATCATTACCGTAACGTAGCATTCCGATCCTACGATCAATACCGTAACGTAGGATTCCGATCCTACGATCAAAACTCAAAGCAGCTCCCCGCGCGAACTCAGGTGAATCTGTTTCGCCATCACACGTGGCTATCCTTGCATGCATGCCATCGGCCTGAGTTATATTAGGAGCTGCTTTCAATCCTGATCTGCGCTCATCTGCGCTTTTATCCGCGTGAATCTGCGTGAAACCAAAGGCGCAGCTGCCGGATCCGGCTTCATCTCTCCGCGATCCACCACTCAGCCGCGCCTTCACTCTTGACAAAATGCGGGACGCCCCCATCCTGGTATATACCACTAAACCTTTTAAGGAGCGTCCCATGGATACTAATGAACTGTTAGAGCTGATTCTGCGCGAACAACGCATCACCAACCACCTCTTAGCCACTGTCCTCATTGAACACCATAAGCCCCTCGAAAAACAAGGATATGCCCATGATGAGCCATCACTCAAAGAGTGGGAGATCATGGCAAAACTCAAAGCGTCAGCGGAGGTCATTGATAATTCCTAAAACAGCGGATACTTAAAAGACCCGGCAATTTTCAGCACCAATCTGGCATGCTGTGCGCCTTTGGGTACTAAGCTTTCGTATATTCTCACTGCGTCAGCAAGGGCATGATCATTCATCTTCCGGCATCTGCCGACTCGTGCATCGTTATCACTTTGCTTGATAGAAGCTCTATACTCCCTGGCTTCAAACGCTTTGCCATTATCAATTGAAAGGTTTTGCTCTGGTTTGTCCCTGCATACCACTCTGATCTCCAGTTCTGTTTCTTCCTTGAGATTGATCCTTTGCAAAAATCTCCTGGCTTCCGCTACATTCATCTGTGCTACCTTCCGGGATTCCGGCATCCACTTCTTTGCCTCCAGATCCTCTTCCAGCAGCCGAACCAGCTCCTTCGCGCTCTCTCTCAGTCTCTCTTGCAGCGTCATCTCACACCCCCATTCACCACCAACCCCAAAGCCTGATGAAACTCCTGGTTAATCTTCATCCCCGCAGGCATCGCTTCACGGTTCACCTGGAGCTTTATCACGCCGTTAATCCGGGTGTAAAGCAGCACCAATTCTTTCTTGCTCTTCATGTCACACATCTCTTTCCGTAAACAGATCACAGTGCGCACTCTTTTTAACGTATGCCTCTATCCTCCTACACTTCATGTAGTTAGGATTTGGCACATCATCCGCAGGGGTTGATCCCCCGCAGTCCTTACACTGGTTTCCCACTGCGCGCATCCCCTGGATTACTCTGTAATTCACGCTTTTCTTAGTCATGATATACCTCTCATATCCTTCTTTATTCTTGGCTTTCCCGCCAAATATTCACTGATCTGTAACCGACGCCCCTCCGCGTCCCGAATGCCAGCCACAATCTTTTTTACATAACTGTAGCTAAGTCCCAAATGCTCCGATATTTCGCGCCTGGTGACTCCATGGCGAGCCATCTCTGCCCTCAATTCGCCGGGTTCGCATTTTTTTATACTTGACATTTCAACCTCACTCTCTATATTGTGTCCGTATGGTGACAAGGTAACGCACAAGCGTATCATGTCAAGCTAAATATAACGCATAAGCGGTATAAAGGATGGTCAATGGATTATAAGATGCTGCTAAATGAGCTTTTAAGCTCGCTCAAACTAAGCAAAAAAAAGTTTGCTGAGCAGCTCGGATTGTCTCAGGGGAACGTGTCTGACTGGTTTAATCGGCCAGGATATCGTCCATCTATTGACGCATTAAAACGCATAAGCGAAACATATAACGTTAACCTTAACTGGCTCATCACCGGCACCGGAGATATGTTTAATAGTACGCGCCCGCGCGAGGCTAATCCCCATATCATAGAGATACCTGTGGTCTCCTCGATCGCCGCCGGTTCACCCATCCCGGTTTATGAAGATGAACCCCTGGAGATTCTCCAGATTCCCGCTGCCATCCTGCCCCTGCCCCCGCCTTACTTTGCCTTCCGGGTAGAAGGCGAATCAATGTCCCCCTTCATCCTGGATGGCGATATCGTAATCCTCTCGCGCGATTGGCGAGGCCTCAAGCTCAATAACCGGATCTGTGGCTTTCGCACCCAGGACGGCATCACCCTCAAGAAGATGGTGATTCAAACCAAACAAAAAACCACCTGGCTCATGCCCCTTAATCACACCTATGAGCCTATACCTTATAATAAGGACACAGAGGATCTCATTTTCTTTGGAGTTCTCTGTTTATCCATCAGACGATATAACTAAGGAGAAACAAATGAGACAAATCTATGAGAATGGTAAAAACATCACCTCGGCTATGCTGGCAATTGGTGTGTTAGTTATAGCATTAGCTGTCCTTTTGGCTTTTGTAGAGGACTTTGGTTTAACGGTTGCCATTATGTGCGCCGGGGCCGGAGTTAGCCTTATGCTGTCCAGCTTTGTTCTTGCGCTTCTTGTGTATATTGGTGAAGATATTTCAAACATTGCAGAGCAGATCACGCAGGCTAACACCACCACTGAAGCTGTCAATGAGCCTCGTGAGCATCTAACGCCAAAACGCACAAGCAGTGGTGACGATCCCAACCTTATAAGTTTAATCAGCAAGATAGAAGCGAATACCCAGGATAAAGCATAGCGCTGTGCCACTTGCAAGAATCAGTGATCTTGTATGCAAGAATAAGTGATCCGCTTATTGGGTAAAATACCCGCCTATCCCTTACTATATAAAGTATAGGGCTATACTCTCGCTTTCAAATCTGCATCTGCCCTCATTCTACCATGTTTCAATCTGTTTATGCAAGAATCGTGATCCAGCCCTCGCTATTTTCTACCTAAATCAACCCAAACCCTAAAGCCCCATATTGCTCCTTATCTCACCATTTCCCTATCACTTACCCCCCTTTTTGCAAATTGACCCCGTATGCAAGAATAGGTGGCTCTTTACAGAGTTGTAAGCGCTATCCCAGTTTCAAAAAAGCCAATCCCTGCGTCCAAAGCCTCACAATCACGCCTCGAAGCCGATGATTTCTTGCGCTTTCGACTTCAAGCAGCCAAATCGCTGATCAACAAAGAGGAAAGAGAAAAGAATAACCAACACAGAGGAAAAGAGAGCAAGAGTAATTGAGGTCTGAGGTTTGAGGTCTGAGGTCTGGGCGACTCCTGAAAACTCCAAATCGATTAATTCCGTTCAATCCGCGTGATCTGCGTTCAATTTTTCAAAACACAGAGGAAAAGAAGCAAAGAGAATCAAGGATACACAATTAAGCTGAACCTCGCAAAACGCCAAATCGTCAAAACCTCAAAACTTCTAAAGATCATGCGAATCATGTCGATCATGGGGATCAGAGTTCCAACAAAACATCCGTTCAATCCGCGTGATCTGCGTGCCATCAAATTTTACTCGCTTACCCGCTGCTGGAAGTCGAAAGCGCTTTGACAATATCGTCTCCGATACAGGACTGGGAGATGATCGAAATGGTTTGGCTTCACGAAATGGGGATAGCGCTTACGACTCCCAGGGAGGCAAATCCGCGTGCATCTGCGCTTTTATCCGCGCCCATCTGCGGGAAACCTGAATCTACACGACTGCCGACACTTCAAAACCCTAAAACTTGCAACCTCACTCCATTTCCAGCTTCTCTTTAGCATAGGCGATGTTTTCGGCAATGATTTCACACCAGGGATGTTCCGTGCCCTGGCTTTCCTGAAGGGTTTGCAGGGCTTTACTGCACAGGTCATAACCAGTTTGATAGTTACCCAAACCCAGATGTGCTTTACCGATGCTATTGCGGCATAAAGCCAGCCAGGGATGCTTATCACCCAGGGTTTCCAGCCACACATCTTCTACTTCTTTATACATTTCCAGAGCTCTATGATAGTCGCCAAGGCCAAGATAGCGTTGGGCGATATTGAACATCGAGACCACCGTATCCGGGTGCCTGGGGCCCAAGCCTTCTTTACCTATGCGAATGGATTCCTCATAAAAAGCCAGAGATTGCTCGGCTAACTCCAATTCACTGTATATCCTGCCAGCATTGGTAAAGGCATTAGTTCGATCTTGGTAATGAGTGTTTGGATAGTTCTGAAAAATACTGAGAGCGCGATCGATCAATTCCCTGGCCTTGGCTGGTTGCTCTTGATTGCAATAATGATCAGCGAGATTGGATAGTGATCTGCCTACTATCGGATGCTCCGGACCATAAAGTTGCTCTTCGATGGCAAATCCCTTCAGATAGTTTTGTTCGGCCAGCTCAAGTTCAAGTTTAGCGCTATGAACCTGGGCTATGTTGGAGTAGGCTGTGGCGATGTAATTGAGCGGAGGATTATCCTGGGCGAGCATGATGGCCAAACCTTTATTGAGCATCCGCAAGGCATCATCGTACTGGGCGAGCAGAAGCATCACGGTTCCAAGGTTGCCATAGCAGGAGGAAATGGACAAGGAATCCGGGCCTGAGGTTTTCAGATAGAGTTTTTCGGATTGACGGAGGAAACCCAGGGCAAGATCATATTTGCCAAAAATGTAGTAAAGAACCCCGATGGCCATCAGAAGAGTCGCTTCGCTCTTATCGGCCTTTTGCAGTTTATCGCGAATGATTTCCAGGGCCAGATTGTACATATTCAAGGCTTCATGTTCCAGATACAGATCCTTTGCCCACTCCCCGGCCAAGCGGTAATACTCTGTGGCTTCCTGATACAGCTCTGCTTTGAGGAAGTGAGCAGCGATTTCGGAGTATTTGCTCTTGTCTTCCCGCCAATAATCCACCATGATCTCAGCGGCCAGACGGTGCAGCTTTTTGAGCTCCTTACCCAGTTGCATATCGTAGGCCGTATCGCGCAAAAGGCCATGGCTAAAGCTGTAGCTCACTTCATTGAGCATGTTCCAGAGACGGATTTTGCGTCCATTTTCCAGCAGTTCCCGAGGGTCTGAGAGCTCTTCGCTGAAGGCTTGGGAGCGCAAGAGCAATTCATGCAAAACTTCTCCGGTAAATTCGTTGCCCAGCACGCTGGCAGCATGAATGGCGTCTTTCATGCTCCTATCCAGACGGTCGATCCTGGCCATAAGGAGGGCATTGATACCCGTGGAGAGCTGGGTTGCAGTATCCTTGATATGAAGGAGACCATCGATCTCTTCCAACAGATCATTGGCCAGCAGATTGTCGCAAAGCTGCTCGATGCAGAACAGATTGCCCAAGCATTTCTGCTCCAGAAACACGGCCAGGGATTCGGACACCTCTCTCTGCAAAAGCATGGCAGCAAAGGGTTTGATCTGTTTTGCCGTCCAAGGCTCAAGCTGAATGACAGCCGCCCTCGCATCGGAATCCAGACAGTGAATTGAACCATCATCATGGTAGCGTGAACTGCAGACAATTCTTAGTTTGGTAGCCAGGCTTTGCAGGATTTTGCTGGATTCGGAATCCAGCCATTGGATGTCTTCCACGATCAGGATCGTGGGTTTGAGTTTAAGATAAGCTTCAAACAGGCATAAAATGGCATCCTGAATGGCTTTGGCCTTGTTTCCGGCTGACATGCCGCGAAAGCTGGAACCTTCCCAATCCAGAGCGATGAGTCCGGCCAGGACGGATTCCGCTCTGCTCAGATCCCGATGTTGCTGAGCGCTGAGTTTCGGCTTCGCGCTCTGCAAAAAGCTTTGGAACTTGCTTTGGAAGTTTTGCCGGCGTTGGGCTTGCGAACCGGATTTGAGGCCATTGAACTGCTTTTTGACGAAGAAAATAAAAGGGTGAAGCGCCGTTTGCAAGATGCCATCACATTGCAAGGTAAGCAGTTGCATGCTATCTGCCCGGCTTTGCGAGTATTCATAAAGCAAGCGGCTTTTTCCCGTTCCGGGATCCCCATAGACATACACAATGCCGGGTTCAAGGGTAGTCTCCAGGCTATCTTGCAGCTTTTTTAGTTCGTGATCACGCCCCATGAAAGGGGAAAGATATTGGGCATCAGTATCCTCAATGATCCCTTCGAAGACGTAACACGTTAGCGGAGCATCAAAACCTTTGAACGACTGCTGTCCCAAGCCGCTGTAACGGATGAATTTAGCGCTCCCATTCAGGAGTGATTCTTCGAAACAGATTTTGCCCCAGGAGCTATTCAGACATAGCCGGGCTGCAAGGTTGACCGACAATCCCATCGCGGTATATTCACTGCGGCGAATGCTGCCGATGAAACCGGTGTAGTTCAAGCCCAGACTCATGCCCAGGCGGATGCGGCTTCTATTGTTTATGGTCAATTCATTGGCAAAGCGGAAAGCCCTCAGGACGATGTCCTCAAAGGCAGTGGGAGCTCCGAAGAGCACCAGCGCCATCAGACCTTGTGAACTATTGAATACCTTGTTCAGATACCCGCCATATTTTTGGCAAAGCCGGATCAGATCATCCAGCGCGGATTCCTGTTCCTTGCGAAAGTTGATAAAAATCGAGAGCACCTCACGGAATTCTCCTTCCAGGCCAAGCCGCAGAATATCTTCTGAGATAAAGGCTTTACAGCTCATCCGTAAAGGGTGCAGACACAGGGCAGTAGCCGGATGCGGGATAGCCTTCACTGCGATTAGCCCTTCACTGATCTGCTCGTGTCTCAGCCGGCTCAATTGATTGCCGTTCAGATGTCTGGCTTTGAGCAAGATCTGATTTGGCAGCGCTGATTCCTGAAGAGCGATGGCTTCCCGGATGCAGGCAGCGCTGAACCAATACAGATACTTTGAGGGGTTGGGCAGGATTTTCCAGCTGACCTTGCCTTTGGCCATGCCGATGCGGGATGAGATGGAAATGGGAGATTGCCGGAGCACGATGTCGCGCATTTGGCATGCAGCGCATAAGGCCCGGAACCATGAATCCGGATTGGCAATGGGGAAGATCGCCACAAAGGCATCTCCGGCAAAGCGGTCGATGAATCCGCCATAATGCTCCATTGCTCTTGTGGCCGGATCAAAGACGGCATTGATGACTTCCGAAAGATGCTCGGCACCCCGGTCACTATCGCTCATTAGCCTGGTGCAAAGTGAGCTGAAATCCAGCAAATCAACATGCATCACCCAAGCCTCAAAGCTGCCGCAATACTCTTTCTTATACGCTTTGCGGAGGATGAACTCCGGTATCAGACAACGTGTCATTACTACTCCTTATCCTGCTTGAACATGCCATGCTAACGGGCAGATAATAGAAACATGTGGCCATCAAGATCTCATTACGCACGCAGCACTGAGAACAAAACATCATGTTTGCCAGATATTATGATTGAGCGTGAGCGTCAAGACTTTTTGGAGCGAACAGGCTGCTATGGCGATCCCAACCTTGTATACTTGCTTGCTATGAAAGTGATATGGCCGCCGATAAGAATACCTGAAAGATGCCGCTATCAAGAATAATCCCGTTTTTGGCTTGAATATCGCGTTAACCTCATTGCAGAATTGTCTTTAATATGCGAAAACGTTGTGTGTTGATGGTAAACGCTTATGAGACATACTAATATTAAATGGAACACCCCTTAGGAGTATGCCCATGAAATTGATAACACTATTGATCTTGATGCTGCTGTCGCTCTCTGCTTTGTTGGCCACCATAGACGAACTGTACAGTTTTAATGTGACAACCACACATAGACAGGACACATAG